CGATAGGCGTTTTCCTGCAGCAGCTTCACAATCGGCTCTGACTCAAGCGTCAGCGTACGTGCGACAGCTTCCTGCTGGTCTTCCGGGTACAGCGAGACGAGCGTCGCCTTTCGTTCGCTAAGTATGGTTTCATAGTCCAGTTCCTCCACCACATCGGGAACGGGTAACTGATTCAGGTCAACAGTTGCCATAGTGATTTAACTCATTGGAATGGTCAGAGAAAACGGCAGGCTCGTTTCCGTGCGCGTGCCGGTGATATCGACATACAGCCCGCCGTCGGTGTCTGACAGTTCAAAGGTGATGGTCGTCAGGCTGACGCGTGGCTCCCACTTCTGGATCGCGGAGTAGCACGCGGCCATAATCTGCAGGCGCAGCGCCGGGGTCTGCGGCTGGTCAATCATCTGCGACAGGAGCGAGCCGTATTCACGGCGCATGACGCGCGAGCCAACGGGCGTGACCAGAATGTCGCGCACGCTTTGCCGGATATGCTCAACCTCAGAGATACTGAGCCCGGTCTGGCTGTTCATTCCCAGATAACGCACCGTCATTTGATGCCCTCCGTCCAGCTTCCGCCCCGTTCGACGCCGCCGTGGTCGTGGTTATCAACCTGCACACCATTTGATTTCAGTGTCCCGCCGGTGTGCTCGATGTTTCCGCGCATGATGCCGCCTTTCTTCACTTCGAGCGTGCCGGTCGTCAGCTTGTTGGTGCAAACCACCTCCGGCGTATCGAGCGTGATACGGGCCGAGGCTTTCACCAGCACCACCGGCACGGTGGCCGTAATGGACTCAGACGCGATGACGTCAGCGGTTTTGATGCCTGACACGGTGAGCGCGCCGTTTTCGGGTTCGTACTTGATAACCGCCCCGTCAGGAAAGGACACATGAAGCGCATCAGGGGAGGCAGACGGTGCGGGATTGTCATCAGAGAAAGTGCCGGGCAGCACAAATGCCGTATCGAGCTCGCCGCCGATTGCCAGCAAAAGCACCTGCTCGCCAACGGATGGAGCCCACCATACGCGTGAGCGACCGGCGCAGCAGGCTAGCCAGTTCAGCCAGGTGGTTTCCATGCCGCCGGTCTGGACACGACAAAGCCCCTCGTCGTGGTCGATGTCAGTCACGATGCCGGTGCGGATAAGGTTGCGGATCGCACGTGCGATTTCCTGCAGAGAATTTAGATTATTCATAGGGAAAGGATGCCGCCGGGCAAGACCGGCGGCAATTGAGCGGGGTTTTGTGGCGGACGAGACAACAAATGCACAATATAACTATTTAAAAGAGTTATGGATGCCTATATCTTGCTACTGAAAAATTAACTTCTAAACCACTGATTGCTGCTTCGACATTTTAAACAAAAAAATTCAACACATAGCAAAAATACGATTTTTATATATAACCATACCAACCTCAATAAAAAACCCAACAACCCATAATTAAACCATCACCCAACACAACATTAGAAAATTAAAAACCCAGCCAAATCTTACATTTTTATTTATCAGCAATCTCTTTTTCAGCCGCATCTAGATCGTGCGCCGTCAGAGACTTTATCTCCTGATTTAATATGCTAATAACCATCATTCTCTTTTGCTCCTTAGAAATATCAGTCCTACTTTCCACGGCCTTTAACACTGTAGAAAGCCTCTCATCCAAAGCTGTTCCATTATAGGCATCAATGATTGTATTTATATGCATCAGTACAACACCCAAAATAAAGCATCCTATATAATGCACCACATCAATCTCGAACCAATTCGCACCAATAACCCCCCTAGCGGTATACACACACATATAGATAAGATAGCCAACAATAAACCCAAAGGCTGTGCGAATAGGATGACGCAAAAAAACAATATCCAGTGATTTATTCAAACGCTTAGAAACAATATCCATATCGATACTAGACATTAGGTAACTCCCCTCGGGTCAGCGTATCATCGATGGTTGCATTTTTTATTGGATTAAGTACCTTCCGTCCCGTCCCTCCTCCATCTCCAGAGTCAATATCTTCAATATTGTCACGAATGAATTTGATTAATTCTATTGCTTCAGTAGTCGTGGTCCCAAAAAATCCTTTTGCAACACGATAACTAACTACTTGATCTTTTACTTCAAACAAAACATACAATACAAAACCAATAAACACTGTCCAATACGGGACATTTAAAAAAACAACCGAGACCGCGCTCATTATCAAAGTCAAAACAGCAATAGCTTTACACTTGAAATATTTTTTCTTTTCACTTAATAAAAATAAATTTACAACAGTTTCATTTTTATTGGCGTATGCGCTTTCTTGCTCTGTCTCCAGCAATGATTCAACAATCTCTATATTTTCATATATCTCACTCAACTCCTCATCAGGCAACTCTTTACTTTCAAAAAATTTTGAACGCTCAATGACAACACCATTTTCTTTTAAACGTCTCAACTTTGTAAAGACGGCATAACGCACATATATTTCATTTCGCTCTTTATTTAGAACTTTTATTTTCTCTATCACATCATCCCGCGTCGTAGTAGAGAAAGATGTTTGAAATAAATACTCCACCCTCATTGTGATATGTTTTAATAAAGCTAAAACCTTCAAAGTTACATTAATCATTTAACCCCCTGAGAGTATTACTTTTTAGTTAACATGACTACATCGTTATAAACATACATAAAACCTAATCCATTTAGAGACTTACTCGTCACACCCACTCTTTTTTAGTTTTGACACATGCAATTTCATATAAGACCTGAAAATATATGATCATGATTGAACTTAGTTATCATCAAAGACACATTAAAATTAACTATAATCAATTTTAATGCAAAAGAGTCAAGTCAAAAATGCAAAAATAATTCTTTCAATATACCTTTTATTGTCAAAATTTAATCCGAGAAGCTGACGCTTTCGCGCCTGATAGGGGGAGCCGTCAGGAGCTTTCTGCAGCTTGATACGTTGCTGTTGCGACTTGCGCAGTTCCTTTGCTATCTCCCAAGCCAGCTTCCGGCGCGCTGCCGGTGACAGGGCAGCTATCATACCGTTGAGCCGGTCGTCAAAGGGCTTAAATTCACTCATCCCATTTACTCGCCAGCTCTCCGTCAAGATAAAGCTCTTTTGGTGGTGTTACGGGTTCCGGTAGTGGAGGCTCAGCAGCATAGCTCACGTGCAGCGCGCCGTTTTCCTCTTTGATAATGGTGCGCTCGGTGAGCTGCAGGCTGATGCTGATATCGACACTGTCCCCGTCGTTTAAATCCATCTGGAAACGGTAGCCCTTTTTGCGGCCGTCATCGAGCGTGCAGATATCCGGCTGGTTTTCCCTGAGCCATGCGGCCACCGGCACGAAAATCATGTCAGGGTCGCCTACAAAGTCACACACGATCACATTCAGGGTGTAAATTATCTCGTGCGACAGCGAGGCCGCGAGACGCGCATCGATATTCCCCTCATCGGCAAAGATGCGCATCATTTCGGGGTTTGTTTCAAGCTGCGGGACGGCTTTAATCAGCGCTTCGCGCGGGCTGCGTGCTTTCTTCATCGAGTTAATCCTGACAGTCTTTGACGGTTTCAATCTGCAGAGCACACGCGGTGAGCGCGGTCTCAAGCCTGCGAATATCGGCGCTCAGATCGCCATTAGTGGCGGGTCGCTTCCCGGCATCGGGCAATAGCTCACCTTCGGGCAGGCGCTGTAAGCAATGACCGGCGGAGGCGCAGGCGGCGCGGGTGTGCAGCCGACGCACAACATCAGGCAGCTCAGCGCTGTACGAAAATTGCGCAGACAATGGTCTATGCGCACTTCGCTCCTCAGTACCTGCAGGACGCGATTTCGCTTAACCCGTTGAAGGGTGCTAATGGTGGTCAGAATGTCCACAATGTGTCCACACCCTAGCCGCTTTTTATGGCTTTTGACTGCTAGTAGTAAAACGTGAAGCCTTGTCTGGCGCGGCTTTCCAGCTACGCCAGACATTAAAAAGGCTCCCACAGGAGCCTTTCATCCATCAATGCAGCGACGCCAACCTCGCCGCAAACCCGACAAACAGCAGCCCTATCAGCCCATTCCCCAGCTTTGCCAGTTTCTTTTTCGTTTTGAGATAGCGCGTGACAAACGCACCGGAGAAGATCAGGAAGCTCATATACATGAAGCTTATTAACTCAAGCGTCGTCGCGAGGATAAGGAAAGAGGTACCGGTGTTCTGCGCATTCACGTCAATGAACTGAACGAAGAACGATACGTAGAACAGAATCGCTTTTGGATTCGTCAGGCTCAATACCAGCGAACGTTTCATGATCGCGCTGGCAGGCTCGGTACCGCTCTCCTGAGCGTGATTCTGCCGGGTAATGACCGACCAGAGCATTTTGCCGCCCAGCCACAGCAGATAGAAGGCGCCGAGATAGCGCACGATATTAAACAGTACCGGCGTGGTCTGAATTAATGCCGCGACGCCCGCCCAGGCCAGAAACATCAGTACCGCATCGCCGATAAATACACCCGACGCGGCAAGGTACCCTTTTTTAACGCCGTGTCCAATTCCGGTTTTGAGCACAAACAGGGTATTCGGCCCCGGTACGAGCACGATAAAAAACGCGCCAACAACATACGTCCAGAAATTCAGTACGCCAAACTCCGCAAACACTACTTCTCCCTCCTTTTGCTCAACACAACAGGAATAGCGCTGCAACCACGCTACTCCCAAAAATCAGATCCTATAAAATCAGCGGGCACCATTACGGTGCCCTCATGGTACTCAGATATCCTGGACTGCGAACAGCAACGCGTTGCGATGCCGGGTCATTCCACATTTTCTGATGGCGTGAATACGCATATTGCGGCGGGATTGTGCTTCCAGCCAACGAGCCTTGCGACGACTCACCTGTCGCAACATGCGCCAGCGCC